ACAAATACCCCTACCAACGTTACAAGAATAATACTGTATACATATACAGTAGTAAACAGGTGTTTTTGCGAGCTATTTGTTTCGAGAATAGGATCACGTCATACGCGCCTTTGCCGATTTCTGACACTCCAATTTGGAAAATCAAAAACTCGTCGCCATATTCCCCACATCTAAGTTCAAATCTGTGCCTTGTTCTGCCTTCGCTTTATCAATAGCTACCGGCTTATCTGATTTGATAGTCAATGACACTTCCGATTTACTTTTCACGGTTTGGTTACCTAGAGGACTATAAGCTGTGCTTTGCTTAAGAGGCTGAACTCCTCCAGTTTGATAAGCGTGGTAACCTTGCTCAGTTTGGGTTCGCTCCGTTCGGTCTTGGGTTTCATTGGACGTGATTCCAAGTGTTGCGCTCTTATCTTCAATACGGTTGAGTTTAGCGGCTAAGTTATCGACTTCTTGGCCAGCTTCATCGGTTTGAATTTTCCATCCATCGGGGATGAGTGCATCTGGCAACTTGTTGATCAGTGCTTTGAATTTATCCCACAACCAACCAATGCCGTCACCAATCCATTTAATGACTTTATCTAAACCAATGAACTTATCGATTAAATAAGTAATCGCGATTACTGCAGCGGCAACAGCGGCCACCATAAGCCCGATTGGGTTTGCCAGAACCGCCGCATTTAAAGCTATCAGAGCTATTTTTAGAATGGCGACCGTCGCGAGAATCCCTTTGAAGTTTTGCGTTAACCAAATAAGCCCTTTACCTAGCAGTTCAAAGCCTTGATAAAGGCCATCTACGGTTTGAATGAGCTTTTCGATGAAGTCGGTTCGCCAAGCAGCGTTCTTAAACTTCTCAGAAAATTGGGTGAATGCTTTAGTCGCTTTTTCCATTATGGGTGCAAGCGCTGCAAACTTCATAGAGCGAACGCTTTCTTCGATTTTTTGCAGAGCATCGTTGTAGGCTTCCGCTTTCGCCGCATCTTCTGCAGTCGCACCACCGCCCAATGCATTGAGTTCTTTTCTTGCTGCCGTTAACCCCTCAGTGCCTTCACGCAACATGATCAGCATTTTGCGACCGTCTTGTCCAAAGGCCGCGTCCGCAAAGGCCATTTGCTCTTGTGGCGTTTCAAGTTGAGAGAACTCTTCAAGGAGCATTTCATAAGCCTGCTTGGTGTCTTTCGCTCCCTGTAAGTCTTTATGCAGCGCGTTCTCACTCTTCTTTAGGTAAGAGCCTAACGCACCTGAGCCCGTTTGTTGCAACACGCCAAGTCGCTTGGTAAAGCGAAGCATTGAGTTAGACAGTGCATCAGAGCTTACCCCGGCATGTTCAGCTTGGGATTGCATAGCTTGGAGTTCTTGAATGGGTAGGGTTAGGGTCGCCGATGTCTTTGCCAGGTTGTCCATTTCACCTGCCGCGCCATTCACTTGTGTCACTAACCCAGCAAAGCTTAAACCACTTAACAACGCAGCGCCTTTTCCTGCCGCTGCAGCGCCGACCTTGGGAAACTTGATGGAACGGTTCAGCTTTTGAATCGGGCTCATGACTCTTTGTAAGGTGGTATAACGCTTACTGAGTCTTCCTATCTCCTTACCGTGTTTCTTATAACTTCGATTCAGTCGGTCGTACTCGCCATCGAGATTTCCCGTATTCACGCCTGTCTTTTTTAATTGGGTGTCGAGCTTTTCTAAATGGGACTTGTAACCTTCTTGCTCAGTGTTCAGTTTGCTCAGCTTAGCTTGCTGCTTTGTGATTTTCTCCGTTAGAGCCGCACTTGGTGATTCAACGCCTGCTGCTTTTACTTTTAACTCCTCAAGCTTCTCGCTGACCGCAGCAACCGCAATGGCGTTCTTGTCCATTGCTTTTCGTGACGTTTTTAAAGAATCAATCATCCCCATTGCAGCAGAGTCATCAGCCTGTGTCTTCTGTACCTTTTTGATGGACTTGGCGTAATAATCGCTCTCGCCACTCATCCCTTTGAGAACGGCTGAAGTCTTGTCTTTCATATCCATGAGAACAGACAGTTTCATTTTCATTCTGGATAGCCTTTCGTTGATACAAAAAAAGAGAGCTTATTCGCTCTCTTGTGGTGTTTGTTCGTGCCTTTGTCTGGCCAGCTCGCGAAACAGTAATAGGTCGTCGTAGCTGAGTTTGTCTATTTCGCTTGGGGGCCAATGAAACACAAGGGCGATATCTGCGTAATAGTCTTCAACTCGATCTATTACTATTCCGTCGCGACGAAAAAAGAGGCAAGCGTCGTGAGCAATGGCGCCCAGTTCTCTGGAGGCATATTGATAATGTCACGCTCATTCAAGCAAGAGATTCGAGGCAATAGCGTTTGTCCTGCTTCAAACTTCATTCCGCACACGTCTATCAAGCTTAATCCGCGCAAATGCCCAGAGTGTGGCTTGCTGATATCAATATGCGTAAGCGCTTTGCCGTCTTTTTCAATAGGCGAGGCCAGTTCCGCGACCTTGACTTGTGACTCGTCTTTAATGGGGTTGGTCATAACCAAGCTCCTTTTGTAATGCTTCAAGTTTCTTCTTTACGCCGCCTTTGTTTGGATCTAGTTTCATCACTATCTCAAACAGGTTGTGCGCCTTTTCTTTTTCACCAGCTTCAAAGTGCCAATCACCGACTAGACGGAACATCTTCACTTTGAGTGGGGCGTTAGTAGCAAGTTCGCCAGCCAGTAAGTCACTCACGGCTTTGAGTAGGTATTCACGCTTGTACGCTTTCTTTTCGGTGTGCGCTTTGTGTGTGTACTTAAAGACGTAATCACAAAACCCTGTTTGACCATTCACTTTGAAATTAGCCGGTGTTTCTAACCCGCCATCGATGGCCGCTCGAAAGTCATCGTGGATCTCTTCAAACTGGCCAAGGTCAAAGTGCCACATATAGAAACACCACATTACATCGAGGTTGCCGTAGTCGCCTTTGTGAGTGTCCAGTAGCTTTTCAACCAATGGTCGGTACTTGTTGATGAGCTCTTGCTTGTACGGATCTTTCTCTTTCGAACCAGACAAGGTGCGCAAGTAGCTTTGGTCTTGCTTAAACACGAGTTGCGTTTCTTCCCAGGGCTTATCAGCAAAAGCGGTGCGAACGGCTTGGATTACTGTTGACTCGTTCATAGCGACAACACTGTCGATAGCTTCAACTGGTTCTGGCTTTGTCTTCTGAGCCTCTCGTTTCATCAGTATGGATAACATGGTCTTTCTCCTTACTGCGGGATGAGTTCGTCACCGTTGAAGAGCACTTCAAGCTGACCATCTTTTACCGCAACGGTAAGCGGGTCGACTGTCCACGCGCCTTTCAAGGTGTAAGCGCGGTTCGTGTTCGTTTCTAAAGTGATGTCTTCACCCACAAAATCAGCAATGGCTTTTTCATCGGTGTCTTGAGCGTGAATGATGGTGCATTTGATGAAAGGCGCATCCGAGAACTGCTCCGAGAAACCCAAAGGGCCATCGTCACCCATTATGGTTTCGCGCTTCATGTTGCCGAGGCCATATTCCGCCCCTTCTTTGATGGGAAGGCGTCCCAATGAACCGGCGTTAAGGACAGCACGGCTAGTAATTTTTGTTCCCATGACTTACTTCCTAAATTGAATTTTGCCTGCAACGATAATCAAACCGTTTACGAACTGCGGTGAATCTTGGTAGTTGACGCGCTGCTTGTTGGTTTCATCGAGCTCGACAATGAGCGACTTTTTGTAGCCATCGAAATCTTGCACGATGCCTTGGTATTCCAAATCTCGATACAAGGTCAACAGCTTGGCTTTGAACATGGTCGGCGTCACAATCGGCTGACCTTTGGCAAACTTGGTACCGTCTTTCGCTACCTTATGGCGAGGGTAGACACTTAAGATCAACGAGCGCTGTTTCTGACGAAAATACATGGCGGTTGCCGGCGTCATGACATCGAGGTAACTGTTGTCCGTTACGCCAGCTGCGTTTTCTGTGTAAGCGGTAACGGCGCGCTCGACTAACACTTCATTCGCTGAGTTCACCGTGTAGGTACTCAACCCTTCATACAAAAAGAGGTTACGTTCAGCCCAGTCCCATTCTTGTGCTGCCAGTGAGTAAACACCGTTCAACTTGAGCGTTTGCAGCGGTCTGCAAGGGTCAATTGCCAATGACGGGGCGATTTGCCCAACCCATGCGCCAATCGCTGCTGCGTCAGACAATGGCGTTTCTGCAGAGTCACCCAAGTCATTGATGGGCAGAAAATTGATTAACGCGCAATTGCTTGCTGGTGCAAAGGTGATGAGCTCTGCGTGTGTGCCTTTCTTGGGTAGATACGCGATGCCTGGTACTTGCTCTAATGCGCCATATCGCTCTTCAAGAAAAATCCCTAACTCACGAATGGTGGTACTGTCATTCAATGAGCACATGATGTGGTGATATTGAACATCACCCAATGCGGCTAAAGCGCTTGCGGTATCACTATCTTCAACACTGACCGCAAAGATAGGCATGGTCTTATCTTGTTTACGGAAATAGGTGATCATTTCCACTATGTCGCTATTGGCACCAAACGAAGCTGCCGCAATCGTCTCATCCATACAAAGCGTGACCTTGTTTGGCGCGACTGTGGCGTCACTGACCGAATTACCGATCGCCAAGATAACTTGCAAGTCTTCTGCGCTGTTTGCCAGGCTATTATCAATTTCAATGTAGACACCGGGAACGCGAGCGGTGCTGGGTACTTCAGCAAAACCAATACTCATTATTTAGTTTCCTTTTTGGCTGTGGGCTTGGCTGTTTTATCGATGACCACGATACTTTTTTCAGCGAATCGACGTAGCCAGTAAGCGTTACGAGGTTTATCTTCACCTGCCGCTTTCAGTGGCTCTCGGGTTGTTGGGTCTTTCACGATCAAACTTGTTTTCGCTGGCTTAATCTTGAAAGTGGGTAGCGCTATTTTGTCTACTTGTTGTTTATCCATTACGCTGCATCCTCTAGTGCAAAGTGTTCCGCTGCCATGGCGAGTAACTCTCGCTCTAGAGCAGGTGTCCAACCAATGAAGGTTCGTTTGGGCATTTGATAATTGCGCTTGGTTCTTACGCCGCCTGTCCATTGACCTGTTTTGCTGTTGTAGTGGCCATTAACGCGAGTCGTGAATGACACTTGAGCGCCTTGGTTGTGCTCTTGGCCAATGCGACCTGCGACGCCTTTTAGGCCAATCTCAAAGCTATCTTCTGTTACGTGAGTTCTTAACGCCTTACCAAAACCAAGCAGCATGTTTTTATTATTCACGGTGTTCTGCGCTTGAGTGCCATCCCATAGTTGGGTTGCCTTTCGCCGCGTTCGGCTTTGGTATGGGTTGTTGTCTATATCTCGTTGAGCGCGAATTTGCTGACGAAAGAACTGCCGTGCGCGGTTGGCCATCCGTTTGTTCAGCTCAAACTTATCACTGGCCGTCAGCACTAAACTCTCCACAATCTGAGTCAATTGCTCAGGCGTCGCGAGGGTTAATTCACTCATGGCAAATCATCTAAGTGGCCGACAAAGTGAACTAATTCACCGAGTTGGTCTTCATCGGCTCGCGCTTCAAAACCACTGACACATTCATAACGGGTATCACCTTGCTTCCAATTGCCTTGTACGCTTTCTTGAAGGTCGAATTCTTCACGAATATCAATTTTCAGCTTGAGATCAAACGCACCTTTATCGAGAGGCTCTAGCGCGAACGTCGGCATGGGTAAGCCTTTTTCCGCTCGCTCTGGGTCGTACTTGTTGAGCCAGCTGACTAAATGCATAAACAACACTTGCGGCTCTAACTTGGCGCTTTGCAAGAAAACGATGGCGGTATATTCAATTTCAAACCCATCGACATCGACACCCTGACCACAAAATAAGGCGCCATCCTCCGCCCACACATCCATTTTGGCCGCATCGGTTACATGGCTTTTGAATAGGTCTGTTAAGCTTTGCAGCGCTTTCATTACACCCTCTCAAAGCAGTAGGTTTCTTCTGCGTGAATCAACATGTCTATGGCTTGGCGGTACTGCACTTCACACTCTTCTTTCTTACTGGTGAGCGCTTCTTGTCTGTCTGCCGCTTCGGCGGTGGCGTCACCACTCATTTGCACGCTAATCAGTTGAGCGGCGCTCAGTGCGAATACGGCCTGCTTGTAAAGCGTTTTGGCGGAGTCATCATCACCAAAGCGTTCTTGAGATAATTCCGTCAAGCTAGCAAAAGGCACTAAGGTGTCTTTAAGCTCAGAATGCACTTTGATGCGTGACACCTTCGCGTGATGCAGAATGCCTGCCTCTGTCTCATTGCTTTGGAAATGAAACAGAGACTGAAACTCTGAAATCTTCAGTGCTGGATATTTGTCCGAGGCTGGCAACTCAGATTCATAGCGCTCGTTTTTATCACCGACAAATTCCATGATGTATCCTTACAGGGTTAGGGAATGCAGGCCGACAATCGCGAATAACAGTGAGCACCAAAGCGCACCTGAAACAGCAATAGAGCCTGCATTGAGGGGGTGTTAGTTTCTAGCGGTTGGCTTAATGCCAAGCACCGTTAATCCAAAGCTTCACGTTTTTGAATTCAATGGCTGCGGCTTTACCGACTTCTTCGATCACGTAAGCCATGTTCATCGACTCAAAGTTTTCAATTTGGTCTTTTTCGTCGTTCTTCTTACCTGTAGAGCGGCGAACTGAACCTTCTTGAATGTAGATGGATAAGTTGTCGTAACTGGTCACCATGATGCCCGTCGAAGGGAAGCCTGGTACTTTCACTGCAGGCAGACCGCCATAAGTACCGATGACTTGCAGCTCTTGAATTTTGCCTTTTTCGCTTGGCGTATTACCGTGCGCTTCGTAGAACTTGGCTTTGTCATAAGCCAGCAAATCAGAGCCGATGATGGCCACAAGGTTTGAATCGTTTTCACAGGCGTCATGCAGTAGGTTTTTCGTTTCAAGCACGGCTAGGTCTAGGTTGATGAAGTCACCACCTTCACCGATACGAATTTCACCATCCGCTTTTTGTCCCGTGGTAATTAAGCGATCTTCGTTATGATCACGCATGGCTTGGAACCAACCTTTGTTCACGTCCTCACCGTTAGGGTTGGTGGTAGCATCGGTATTTGGGGCAACACTTACGCCATACCAACCAATGGTGATTTTATTGGCGTCAATCTGCTCTCGGGTTGCTTTACTTATCAAGGCATTGAAGTTCTTATGATGTGCCCACGCGTCCAGTTTTGCGTAACGAAGCGCGGTATCAAAGTTCGTTTGCTCACACATGTAAGGCATTACCCCCATGCTTGAATGATCTTTCGGTGTACGTTTGCCCGAGCCTGACGTATCGGTACGACTGGCAATCATGCCTGTTACACCAAGACCAATGGATTCACCTTTTTGGTTTTTCACTGAGATGATGTTGATTTTGTTAAGGAACCAACTGCTTTCACGGATAGCCGCGATAATGCGCTGCGTACCATTCGGGCTCACGTTAAACTTCTCTGTTGCATCATCCACATCGTTTTGCGCTGCCACGGCTTTCACGTAGGCGCTGAGTTTTGTTTTGGTCTGCTTTTGCATGTTCTTACCTAATTCAATTCGTTATGGGTTGAGGCCGGGTCGAAGCCTATAAGTAGCGCTCTTCGTCATTACTTTCGCCGGCTAACTTGCGCTGCTCTTCATCGGTCAATTTGCTGAATTTTTCAATTTGACCTGTTAGGTTTTCTACCTGTGAAGACAGAGTCTCTACCTGGTCTTTTAGTTCGGTGACTTGCGTACTGTCTTCAGCTTCAGCAGGTTGCTCCGACGGCTTACCATTGGTATTCAACTTTTCAACTTGTTCATTTAACTGGCTGAGTTGTTGCTGATTTTGTTTACCTTGCTCAATGCTTTGCTTGAGTAGCTCTTCAAGTTCTTTACTCATGTCGTCTTCTTCCTGTTGTTGTGAGAGCTGCTCAAGTTCATCTTCGCCCTTAAGCCAGCGTTTAAATGTCTTAAACATCGAGGCTTCTTCCTCGGTGTCTTTCGAGAGTTGTTCTGGGGTAATTTGAAAGCTCGTTGGGACGCACGCTTTATCTTTGCTGTTGGCAGACAGTTGAATCTGCGTCGTACCTAACGATGCTGGCTCATCAGTCAGGGCCAATCCGGTCAGGTAAGCTTTCCCTGTATCTGCAAACTTTTCATAGAACTCACATGAGGTATGTAAAAGCTGCCCCTGCTCAGCCATACGCAAAAGCATTGAATTTGGTTTCAGTACCGCGAATAGCTTGTCTTCTTTCTTTTCGACAGAGAGGACAGAGCCGTACTTGTTACTCCATGGGTAATGGTCTGCATTAATTCGAGCTGTATAAACGTCTGGGCTGTAAGTTTCTGCAATCTCATCAATGATTTTTTGCTCAATGACTCGACCATCAATGGTTGCTCCTGCCTGCAAAATACAAATTAGCTCTGATTGGAACATACCTAAACTCTCCTAAATTCGATGATTCCAATTTACCCAATGCCTCTGCCTTTTTGTATTTGTCCTAGTTCTAAACACTTGATATAGAAATCGTTCAAGCTGAGTAATCACCGGCGCTATAGCACTATGCAAACATGGAAAATAATGTTGTTAGCGAACTGCTCTATACCGCCGACCAAACGAAAGCTTTGGGACTGTTTTTACGCCAACGTAAGCCTGCTGAAATAGCAGAAGCGGTTAGCGTAGCCACACGCACGGTTCAAAAATGGATAACTCAGTTTGATTGGAAAACGCTGAGGGATGACGCGCCCGTCGAACTAATGATGAGACAGCGCATTGCTTACTTGATGTGGGTTGACCAAAAGCTTGAGAGCCAAGAGCGTGAGCTCAAGATGTTGCTCGAACAGCAATTCAAACGTGATGAAGCAGAGCAAAGGCGCAACCGACCAGCTGGCCGAAATGAGGGCGAGCAAAAGCGTGGTCGTAAGCCAAATAAGACGAAGAACGATGTGTCTCACATCACCAAAGAGATGTTGGACGAATATCGCGAGAAAACCTTCTTCGAATACCAAAAGGACATTCACGGCCATAAGCAAAACGATGAGATCAATGAAGTGCGCTTTTATCTTAAGTCGCGTCAAATTGGTCTTACGTTCTATTTTGCCTTTGAAGCGTTTGAAGATGCCGTGCTGACTGGCGACAACCAGGTGTTTATCTCTGCGTCGAAAAAACAGTCGTATATCTTCAAGAACTACATTCGTAAGTTTGCGCTAGAGATTGGTGAAGTTGACTTAAAAGGTAAGGATGACATCGAGCTCAGCAACGGCGCGAACCTTGGTTTTATGTCCACTAACGTAGCGACCTCTCAAGGTTTTAACGGCCACATGTATTGGGATGAGGTGTTCTGGATCCCCGGCTTTGCGGATTTGGATAATTACGCTGGCGGTATGTCGATGCAATCGCAGTTTCGCACCACTTACATTTCAACACCTTCCACCATGGCCCATGAAGCCTACCCAAAATGGCAAGGCAAGAAAGAGCACGGTATTGATATTAGCCACAAGGCGCTAAAAGCCGGCGCTTTGGGTGTCGACTTTATCTTCCGTCAAATGATCACGGTGGATGATGCGATTAAGAAAGGCGCGACTTTCTTCAACATGGATAAGCTCAAGCGTAAATATCCGGTTAAAGAGATTTTCGACAATCTATTGCGTTGTAAGTTTTTGGACGACAGCGCTTCATTCTTCTCGCTGAAAGCGCTACTGGCGTGTAAAGCAGACAGTTCACTTTGGAAAGATGTCGACCACGAGAAAGCAAGGCCAGTGGGTAACGCAGAGGTTTTGGTTGGTTATGACCCAAGAGGTGGCGGGACGGGTGAAAGCTCGGATGATGCGGGCTTAGTGGTGGCGTTAAAGCCTAGACGTAAAGGCGGCGTGTTCCGATTTATTGAGCGGGTTCGCCTTAAAGGCTCCAGCTATGAGCAACAGGCTGACACCATTCGCGGCATTACTGAGAAATACAATGTGGTGTACATGGCGATGGACACCAGTGGCGTAGGCTCGGCTACCGCTGAGCTAGTTCGTAAGTTTTACCCAGCT